AGCAAAAGCGTAAGTTGAGTTTCATTGCTAACGTGCTTATTGTTTCTGACCCTAAGCATCCTGAGAATGAAGGACAGGTTAAGCTGTTCAAGTTCGGCAAGAAAATCTTTGATAAGATTATGGACAAAGCACGTCCTACTTTTGAAGATGAAACACCAGTGAACGTATTTGATCTTTGGGAAGGTGCTAACTTCAAATTGCGTATGCGCAAGAAAGATGGTTACGCCAACTATGACGAGTCAGTATTCTCTGACCCATGTCCTGCTGCTTCTGATGAAGACCTAGTAGCAATTGTTAATGGTCAACACAAGTTGGCTGAGTTTATCGATCGTAAGAACTTTAAGTCTTATGATGAACTAAAGAAGAAACTTGATCAAGTTCTTTCTGGTGATTCATATGCACCGAAGTCTGCTGCTCAGATTTCTGACGAAGATGAGATGCCAGTTGCTGCTGCGCCTAAGATTCCTTCTAAGCCAGCACCAGTTGCTAAGTCTGTCGATAATGATGACGATGAGGATGTAATGTCTTATTTCCAGAAGATTGCTCAAGAAGACTGATCAATCGGGAAATGATTAAAGGGAGCGCAAGGCTCCCTTTTTTTATGCGTATCTGCTATTGAGATACCTACTTGATGATGATTCTTGATTTCGAATCGGAGATTTAATAACCTGAGTAGTGTTATTATTAGTTGTGACTGGCGCATTAACAACAGCAGTTTTATTCTCAACTGGCTTCTCTTGTTTAGCCCCTTCGTTATCAGCTGACTTCTGTTCAACAATATTACCGCTAGAAGGAACAGTGGCAGCTTCAGGTGCTTTTGGTTGTTGAGCGTCTTTCTTAAATGGATAATATGGTCCAATAGAAACTTCTTTTCCGATAACAGGAATCTTGAATTTAATTTCTGGGATACCAATATTTTCAATAACACCAACAATCGCATCTTTGATCGCAACCCACATATCAACATATGGCTTAATGATGTGATCATACATCCACTTAGACATATCGCCAATAACTTCTTTGATTTTATCTTTGTCAAATAGACCGAATGTTAAGAAGTCAATAATACCAGCAAGACCAGCAATAAGTGCCTTACCGATATCACCTGTCTTCATAAATTCATCGAAGCCATCAGTAATACCTTCAAATAGCGCACCGATAATCATACCGATAGCGAAAACCTTACCCAATGATTTTAGAATATTTGCAGGGTTTAATAGTGCTTTGAATGCATTCATTAAACCAGTAGAAAGGAAGCTGAACAATGTATCAAGTAAACCACCACCTTCTGCTTTCTTCTCTTCAGGTTTAGCTGCCCCAGCTTTATTTGCTCCACCAGTATTATCAGCAATAATCTTTAGATAGTGAAGCTCGTCTTCACCCAACTTCTTACTTTCCTGAGCAGATTCTTGGTCTTGAGTAGCCTCAGCTGCCGTTTCAGTTGGGGAACCACTAGAAGCTGGTTTGCCAAACATGTTCATACCTTTGGCTGAATCAAGACGAGTTACTGGTGTTGGGCTTGCTATGTCAGCAGCACGTTGATATTTTGCGTATTGATCAGAGTTAGATTGGCGTTGCTCTAATAGGGCTGCAAACTCAGGACTAACACTCTTTAAGTGTTCCTCATCTTCAATACCAGCAGTTGCTTTATGTTTAGCAATAGCAGCTTCAGTTTTCTTAGTAGACTTTGCTGCTGTTTGAGCACCTTCAAAATCTGCTTTAAGTTGTTTATCAGAAGCAATACTACCTAATGCCTTTTGTTGCGCAACGAACTTATCACGTTCAAGTGTTTTGTTAAAAATGCCACCAACATTAAGTGCGCCAAGAACAGTTTTCTTTAGACCACCATTGGCTACGCCAAACTTTTCTTTTAGACCTTCTTTTTTGTCAGCCCATTTTTCACCCATAGTCTTAAAGGTCTTCATACCTTTAGCCATCTCAGCAATATCTTTGGCTTCTTTATCCCACTCTTTTTGGAAGTCCTCTTGGAGTTTCCAATATCTTCTGCTACCTTTTAATTGTTGTTTAAGGTTTTCATAGATCTGTTCTTGGGTTTTATTAGAGCCAGTTGGGGTTGATACTGCTGCTTTTTCTTGACGTTCTTTTTCTTTTGATAATTCTAGTAGCTGACGAATAGAACCTAATTGCTCAACTGTTTGTTGTTGAGCAGCCAGCAAAGACCCCAAACCTTCTTCGTTAGATTTGGTCTGTTGTCTAATACTTGAGTTGACTGAACTGTTGCTGGTTCTTTTTGGCATTTTAAGATCTCTTGTTAGATTCTATTCTTTGTCGTTCTTCTTCTAGATATTGTATCAACATAGCAACGTAAACTTCACGCTCAAAGGGTATCATATTTTCAATCTCTGCTAGAGAGTATTTGTGGTACTGCATTAAGGCGAAGTTCATTTTATAATAATTCGCCAGACTTTCATGGCAGAGATTTATTAAAAAAAACTTTGCATTCCCTCCAGAGTCTTATTGTGGTGTAAGCCACAAATTGGGCAATCATACTCGACTTCTTTCTTGATTCGTGGCATGGTTGCGAAGAACTTCTGGATATTAACGAACTGGGCAGAATTCAGATTATCTAAAAACTGAACCAATTCTTCTTTCTTTTGTTCCTTAGCATAATGTAGTTTATCGCCTTCGTAGATAATATCAATACATTCAGCGATAATATCAAAGATGTTATCCAAATCGTCAACATCAGTTTTCTCTAAACGAGACATAATTTCAATTGTTGGGTATTTCATAATAACACCAACATCACCATATAATTCTATCTTAGAAGTATGACCTTCTGGGATATCTACTTCTAATTTGGTTAGATCAATAGAGATCTTAACCTTTGCTTTGTCGTTTTGTTCACTGTGATCATGATCACAGGGAAATAGTAATTCAATAATTTCACCAACTGACTTTGCTCGAATTTGAGTAAAGATATACTCAAGATCAAACGTAGCAAGAGAATCAGGATCAACCTCATCGATGATACAGGATCTAATAACATCCTTCAGCGTATCAACCATAACAGTTAGATCTTCGCTTTGTTGAGCAATCAAAATTGCCTTTTCTTCTTTAACTAAGAACGGACGATATTTAACCTTTTTCTTAGTAGAAGGTATAACCAGATTATACGTTGGTGTATTCAGTGCTGGTAATGCCATTATTATTCTCCTTTTTGCATAGTCTTAATCATTTTACTCAGTTCGGCAGTACTGCCAACGAATATAGAATTATTGTTTGTCACTTTTTCAGATTTACCAGAGGTTCCGTCAAGTTTTTTCTTTTGCTGGTGCAGATCTAACAATTGTTGGTTAACATCAGCGAGTTGTTTCATAAGATTACCCACCACTTCAAAAGCACGTGGATGTTCAGATTGTTTTGCTACTTCTAATGCGTGTTGCAGAGCATTCTGCCCAGTTGTTAGAAGTTCACGTAAATTATCTCTGGTGATATCATAGTCAGACTCTATTTTATTAGCAGCAGGTTCTATGATTTCACCAGTAGTTGCGTCAATCACTTCAGTTTTAGGTTGAGGTGCTATATCAAACACCTCTGATAATCTATCATCAATTTTCATATTTATTAGTCGTTACGAGTATTACGAGTTTGTGGATCAGAAGGGTCTAGACCAAAACCACCACCGAAACCAGCTACTGGAGCAGGAGTAGGTTTAACCATTGGTGTTGGAGTAGGGAATGCTGCTGGCGCAGCTGCGCCGAAAGTAGCTGGTGCTGGAGTTGTTGCTGGAACAGGTGCGTTTGCCGCAGTACCAGCCAGCTTCTCTTGAGTTCTACCGAAAGCAGCGATACCAAGAACAGCACCCATTGCTACGTGGAACAAACCTGCTCCCTGTAGAGTCAGAGGTTGCCATTGAGTAACTGGTTGTCCCATTGCTGCCTGAAGAATAGACCACAGAATAGGGAAGATACCCATATCAAGTGTACAAATACCCATGTACATCCAACCCATGGCTGGACGCCATTTCTTTTGCATCCAATCTTCATCTTTCTTTACTTCTTTTACTTCTTCTGCCATTTTTATCTCCTTATAATTCCAGGTATCTTTGATACCGCTGCTGCTCCAATTGAACCAATAGCAAAGTTTTTCAATCTAGTAGCGAAAGCATTCAATGGATCGTTCTTTGTGTCAAGAACTGGTTGATAGTTAAATGGTGTGAATCCACCATCTGCTGCGTCAGTGTTTAATACTTCTTGTGTGCCGATAGCATAATATTTGTAAGCGATATTCACTGACATTTTCATAACGTCTTTACCTGCGTAATCCAACTGAACAGCACCAATACTCTTTGGATACGCTTCAAATAGTTTAATACCATATCGAGATTGGTTCTTAATATCTTGAACTTCAATAACGATATCCGCAGTATACTCATCATAGTAATTAAAGTTGCGGCTTGTTGGGTTCTGGATATATGTCATCCAGTTATCGAATAGGAACTTTACCTTCATTGAAGTATCAACATAGAATGACATATTGATATCTTCATATAGACGCTCATATGGAGCTTTACGAATTTCACCGAAGGTTCTAGTGTCTGCTGTATTAT